CCATGATGAATTTCTCAGACCAATGCTCCCGTATGGATTCAGTTTTGGGAATGTGGAGATATTCAATCAGTACACACACATTGGTATTGACGGTAAACGCTATCTGGTCACTCATGGTGACCTATTCGATGGTATTACGCGCCTTGCACCGTGGCTATCCTTTCTAGGAGATAAGGCATATGATTTCGTCCTCTATCTCAACACTAAGTTCAATTGGATTCGCCATAGATTTGGCTTTGGCTACTGGTCTCTGTCTAAGTATCTTAAGAACAGGGTTAAAAAAGCAGTCGACTTCGTATTTCAGTTTGAGAAGAATCTCGCGGCGTATTGTAAGCGAAAAGGATACGACGGAGTAATATGCGGGCATATCCATACTGCTGAGATAAAAATGATAGACGATATAGTTTATATGAATGATGGTGATTGGGTTGAATCATGTACAGCATTGGTAGAACATCAAGATGGTCAATGGGAACTTGTGACATGGAGCCAATTAATAAAATGAATATTATGATAGTCACAGATGCATGGGAACCTCAGGTGAACGGGGTCGTTAATACCTATAAGAATATACTACCCATGCTGCGTAAAGAAAATAATGTTAATATTGTCCACCCATATTTGGATTGTTTTAAGCGAGCACCGCTTGTAGGATATAATGAGATAGAGATAGCATTAAATCCTTGGAGATGTAAACATCTTTTAGATGCTGCAATAGTAAGTAAAGATCGTATACATATAGCAACAGAAGGACCGTTGGGATTATATGCAAAAATATATCTCAAGTTAAAAAAGTATCCATATACTACCTGCTTCCACACGATGTTCCCAGAATTTGTTGAAAAACGATTACACATATCAACCTCGTTTACTTATCCTTTCTTCAGATGGTTCCACAATGATTCAAAAAAGATATTTGTTTCTACCAGAGAAACTATGTACAAGCTTGAGGAGAAAGGATTTAAAAATCTAGCAATATGGACGCGAGGAGTCGATCCTGAGTTGTTCAATCCGAATAGACGTAGTAATCCACAACGATATATAATTTACGTTGCTAGGGCATCTAAAGAAAAAAACATAGATCGCTTCTGTAATATAGAATATGAGCGTAAAATATTTGTGGGTGATGGTCCATACTTAGAAGAACTTAAACGTAGATATAGCAGAGTAGAATTTGTCGGGAAGAAAACCGGCGTTGAGCTAGCAGAATTAATAGCAAATGCTGATGCATTTGTCTTTCCAAGTAAAGCAGATACATTTGGCATAGTTTTATTGGAAGCGATAGCATGCGGTACCCCGGTTGCAGCATATGATGAACCTGGGCCTATGGAAGTTATCAAACAGAATGAGAATGGTTATTACTGTACAGATTTAGATATGTCGCTTAAGCGATCCTTGAGAGTAGATAGGAAAAGAGTATACGAAACATCTCAAGAATGGACTTGGGAGCGATCAGCAAAACAATTTTTAGAAGGCATAAACGGATGAAGAAACTAACACTGACGGATACGAGGAATGAATTTAAACCATTCCATTACCCCTGGGCATACGAAGCCTGGTTGAAGCATGAGCAATCGCACTGGCTCCATACCGAGGTTCCGATGCTCGAGGATGTTAAGGATTGGAAAAAGAAGTTAACCAACTCTGAAAAACATTTCTTGACAAACATCTTCCGTTTCTTTACCCAAGGAGACGTGGATGTTGCCGGAGGCTATGTAAAGAACTATCTGCCATACTTCCCTCAACCGGAGGTACGAATGATGCTTGCGGGGTTTGCCGCCAGGGAAGCACTCCACATCGCAGCATATTCGCATCTCATCGAGACACTAGGTATGCCGGAATCGACATACTCAGAATTCCTAGAGTATGAGCAGATGAGAGCAAAGCATGAGTATCTCCTCGAGGTATCATCTAAGAATTCAACCAAGGAGTCTACAGCACTCCATATCGCAGCATTTTCTGCCTTCACTGAGGGCATGCAATTGTTCTCATCGTTCATCATGTTATTGAACTTCCCCCGTACAGGTAAGATGAAAGGTATGGGACAGATCGTAACTTGGTCTATCGTCGATGAGACACAGCACGCCGAAGCGATGATTAAATTATTCCGTACATACATAGAAGAAAATAAGGAGATATGGAATGATGATCTCAAGGGCAAGATATACACTGTGGCAGAGAAGATGGTCGAACTTGAAGATAGGTTTATTGAACTATCTTTCGGAACGGGGGCAATCGATGGGTTGACCGAGAATGAGGTCAAAGAATATATCCGTTATATCGCGGATCGTCGCTTGATCAGCCTGGGCCTCAAAGGTATCTTCAAGCGCAAGAAGAATCCCCTGCCATGGGTTGAGGAGATGATTAATGCTCCTACCCATACTAACTTCTTCGAGAACAGAGCAACAGATTATACCAAGGGTGCTTTATCTGGTAAATGGGATGACGTATGGGGCAAAGCGGCATAACATTAACCGACCTCGCAAAGGAGAAGGTCAAGGCCTCCATAGATAAACGGGGTATCGGCCTCGGTATCCAGATAGGTGTGAGGACAACGGGATGTTCGGGCCTTGCCTATACTCTAGAGTATATAGATAGAGAACCTATAACGCGCGATTATGTAACATATGATATGGGTAATTTTAAAGTATGGATCAACGGTAAACACATACCATATGTTGAAGGTATGGTGATGGATTGGAAGAAGCAGGGATTAAATGAAGGATTTGACTTTTCAAATCCAAATGAGAAAGGCAGATGCGGATGTGGGGAAAGTTTTAACGTATGAAAGACTATATACAAGAACGCAGAGAGATCTGCAATGCATGCGAGCACAAGAAGATCATAATAGGTGCCAAGATGTGTGAGAAATGTGGTTGCTCTATATGGGCAAAGACAATGATACCTATAATGAAATGTCCGATAGGAAAATGGGATGCCAAGTAAATTTGATTATGCCCATATGAAAGCAGCTGAGACCTATGCGGGATTATCCTCCGCAGTTAGAGCGAAGGTCGGTGCGATAATAGTAAAAGACAATCGCATCATCAGTATTGGATACAACGGTATGCCCTCAGGATGGACAAACGAATGCGAAGAAATAGAATTTATAGAAGACTCGGAGGACCTAAACTATCCTATGATGGTTGCAGAAGGTTATATTTTTGGCGCAGACAAAGATACCGCCGGTTGGGTCAGGAGAAAGACCAAGCCTGAAGTTATACATGCGGAAGCGAATGCCATAGCAAAATTAGCCAGATCAAATGAATCGGGTGAAGGTGCAGTAATGTATATTACCCATTCTCCATGCATGGAATGTTCTAAGTTGATATATACTGCAGGCATTAAAAAGATTTTTTATCGCAATCAATATAGGGTTGAGGAAGGTAAAGAGTTTCTAAATAAATGTAATATTAAAGTGGAGGAATTATGCGAACCGGAAGAAGAGTAGGATTCACCGCATCCACCTTTGATCTATTCCATGCGGGCCACGTGGTCATGTTGGAAGAAGCGAAGAGGATGTGCGATTATCTCATCGTTGGGATACAGGTTGACCCAACCTTTGATAGACCCAAGACGAAGAATAAACCTGTACAATCAATCATCGAGAGGCAGATACAAGTTGGTGCCTGCAAGTATGTGGATGAAGTAATCGTTTATACTACAGAAAAAGAATTAGAAGATATTCTAATGACCTTACCTATAGATGTCCGCATACTCGGAGAAGAGTATAAGGATAAAGATTTCACAGGCAAGGAGGCCTGCGCAAAACGAGGTATTGAGATTTATCATAATAAGAGAGAACACTTTTTTAGTTCTTCAGATCTCAGGCAACGGGTATATGATGCCGAGGTAGAAAAATTACACAAGAAAAGGGAAGAGCAAATATGGGGGGCAGAAAGCAAAGGCATGAATGCGTCGAATGTGGAGCCGTCTTCAAGATAAGTTATGATCTGGATGAAGGTTACTATAACGTAGAACATTGTCCTTTCTGTGGTGCAGATATGGACGAAGACCAGAAGGATGACTACCAAGACGAAGAACTGTCCTAAATGCGGGGCAGCACATACAAAGCCCGGGAAGTTCTGCTCCCGGGCTTGTGCGAATTCTAGGATATGGACTGATGAACACAAGAAGGTGTTCTCGGATAAGCAGAAGGAATACATGGCTCGAGATGATTCTGAGGAACATCGAGCAAAGAAACAGATACAGATCCGCATGCTATTAAAAGCGGGGATAATGGGTAATGCACCACCCATAGAACGTAAAGAAGATGTGATGACAGACCCGGATGATTATTTCTTACTTCCTCCGAGGGATGATAGTGATCAATTTGTAGAAGGAGGAGACCTCTGGGAAATCGACAATAAATACTGATTTAGAATCGGTGTTTATTATGTGGTTATACAGAGGATCGCCCTTAGAGGTAATACCAGAAGATGCATATGGATTTGTTTACATTATTACTAACAATGTAACAAGCAGGAAATACATAGGTAAAAAGTTGTTCTGGTTCAGAAAGACTAAGACAGTTAAAGGTAAGAAGAAAAGGCTCAAGGTCGAATCTGATTGGAGAGAGTACTGGTCGTCATCTGATGATGTGAAGAAAGATGTACTTGAATTGGGCGAGAATAGTTTTACTAGAGAGATACTGCACATATGCCCAAACAAAGGATCGTGTAACTATCTCGAAGCCAGGGAACAGATGGATCGACGAGTATTAGAAACAGAAGATTACTACAACGGCACTATACAGTGTAGAATACATAGGACACATATAAAAGAATGCAGATAACCGGCTCAGGTAGTGTAACTATAACTAGGATATTATGATATTTGCGATACTTTTATTATTATCAGCTTTAGCGATCTCAGTAGTAGCAGCATATTTCTCAATCGTCGGCTTGACGCTGATCTTCTCCGCGGCACCAATACCGATTGCTATAATGGGATCTGTGCTAGAACTAGGTAAGCTGGTCACAGCATCATTCCTATATAGATGGTGGGATAAGCTTAATATTATGATGCGGGTATACTTCCTTGCAAGTGTCATCATACTATCAGTTATAACTTCGCTCGGTATCTTTGGTTATCTATCTAAATCGTATATCTCAGATTCTGCTACGATATTTGCCAGCGAGGCTCAGCTCAAGACCAAGCAGGAACTGCTAGACGTCGAGAGGAAAAGATTGGATAATCTCTTGCTGCAGCAATCCCAGAGGGCGGATCCAAATCGTCGAGTAGAGCGACAGATCGATGACACCCAATCAAGGATATACGAACTGACCACTGAAATTGGCAGGATAAAGGGTGAGAAGAATGCCCTCAGTACAGAGATAGGTCCGATACGATATATCGCAGAACTGATCTACGGCGATGGACAATTAGATACGATAGATAAAGCGGTCAGATTAATAATACTGGCCCTGATGTTCGTATTTGATCCGCTCGCGATATTGCTGATCGTTGCCGCGAATATGCAGATCAAATCGATACGATCAAATAGACCAAAACAGAAGAGAATCGACAAGAAATTGAAGCATCTAGTCGAGCTAGAC